ATATAACATCCATTAGAAATGGTCTATTAGACCCGGAACGCCGTAAGTAGGCATAGGACGGGTGCATTTCATCCGAATATACGAGTCGAAAAGAAAATGCGGTTCGGTTGCAACAGCGATACACCGGTCAACCGGAGGATTTTCAACGATGAAGCTCTCATCCAATACGGGAGCCGAACCAAATTCCTGACTAAGGTGCCATGAGTCAAGGGGGGCCGTCGCATTAGACCGGAACAATCCCGTAATTTGTGACGGCTTGTAACGATATTCCGCGTACCGCTCCTGATAACCAAAAACGGTTGAATCGTTCGAGCTGTTCCCATCGGCATAAATCTCCTTTTGGAGTACGGCTTGTTCTCCGATATGAGCGAGAGCGGGCCAGTAGAAATCGAACCGAGTAAGGCGAGAAAACATCCGGTTAAGACCTTGTTGGTAAGTAAGATCGGCACGAACAGAAACAAGACCGAGAATAAGACAATGCTCAGTAAATGAAGAAGTAAAACCATGTCCGGAAAACTGAGCAACACCCATTGCGGCAAGATTACCCTGAGGGGTATCGATACCAGTTCCAGATCCGCCAGTTTGAGGAATAGGAGATATATTAACAGGAGAGGATCCGCCGCCAAGATATTCAGGACGTTGGAGACGTGCGTCAGGAGAAGTTACACCGAAATGCGATTTTACCAATTCAATATACCTGGTACCACCCCTTGCGTCACGTTCATAAATCTTTTGAATCTGGAACGCTTGACGAAGTGAGTTAATAGTTGCAGCGGTAGCATGCGTAAGATCGGCGTGAACATCCATTTTATTGCCATTTAATGCGGATGCTTTCAAACCAATATTGTTAAGAGGTTTGTCATCACGGTATCCCATGAAATATTCATTAGTTCCAGTAACAGCTACACCGTCTTGATCATACCAAGTTTCAGAGACAGAATTAGGAGTATAACCACCGTATGCAGTACGGACAAGACCGACAATGGGGGCAGTTGTACCAAGAGGAATTTGTACTCCGTCACCCTTTTGAGGCCAAGGAAGGCAGGAGGTAAAATAGTCATGACGCTTACCACGTTTAAGCAGTACGTAATCGGTTGGAGAATCGGGGCCGTCGTCAGTATCGACGACTACAGAATCTTGTATGTTCTGATCTCTATACCAAGAGTTCCAAATTAAGTTATAAGCACGATGCCATAGAGAAGAATGGGAAAGACCGGCGACCTTAGTCGGTATTCCCATATAATCATGAAGGGAAGCTTCAGCATAACCGGTTGATGAAGTAGATACCATCTGAGGTATTGTAAATGAAGTAGAGTCGCCCGGATCCGTTTGCTCCCCACAGAATTTTTGCCAATTATCCCAAATAAGACGCATAGGAACGGCAAAAAAATGGGTATCCATAATAAGATTATCCATTATGGGAAATATCGGCGTTGCGAGCCTTGCAAGAGCAGTTAAATTAACATTGAAAGTATCACCGGGAAGAGCCTCGTCAAGAAGAACGGGAACAAGATAACCCGCATCAAAGGTTGTTTTGTAACCATGACTTCTGTCAAATGTACTACGAGGGATTTCAGCTTTAGGAACCTGAGAAAATGAATGTTGCATTACAGATGGACGTCGAGAAGTTTTAGAAAACATAGATTACACCTCCACAGTAAATTGAGTGGCAAAACCAAGATTTTCAGGAGTTATTGGCGCAACAGCTCCCAAGAGATCGTCATAGGAACCGACTCTGTAGAGAGCATAATCCGCAGGATTACGGCTGATGTCGGTGTTTGGGTCAAGACAAGCGCTCCTAAAATCACGTATAGCAACAGCACTATTAATAGCAGTAAAAGGATTTGAAAAAATCTTCGACTTTGTATCCAAGACAGCAAATAAGCCTTTTTCCATGTCATAGTTTCCTTTTTAATTGAGATATTTGAGATTTTTTTACAACTTCCCTTGTATAAAGCCTATCGGGCGTAGAATCTTTATCGTCCAACATAGACTTTTTACGTTTTCCCTTGATAGCTTTATGCGCTATCTCATCCCCTTTCTTGAGTTTGTCCGTATAATACCTGGGCACAGAGTGCTTTTTTCCTTGGTGGACTAAATAATCACTAGGAAATACATCAGTTGAAAACTGATCGAACCACTTTGAACCGATACCCGGCTTTAAACTCATAATTGCAAACTCTTTCGGAACCTCTACAAATTGACCAGTTGCCAAGTTTGCCCGTATATAACTGTCGGCCATAGAACCGCCGAGCTTTTTCATTACATATCGAGCTGTATAAGCAGCGGTCTGGTATGAGAAATTCGATATTAAGCAATTTCCCATCCCCCATATTTCATCTAAAGTTTCCGAAATATAATATTGATCACCTTGATCATTTTTGGAATGTTCTCTTCGATCAAAAGAGAAATCGATTCCAAATATAAGGCAGTGATAGTGAGGGCGATTAGAAGCGTCGCCATACTCGCCACTAGCAAAATACCGAAACTTTCCCAGGGAACGCCGGAGGCGTTTGAAGAACTTTTGTAAATGTTCTTTGTCAAGAGCTCCGCCATAAGGGAGGTTTTCATCTGAGTAGGTGAGAGTGACGAAACAGTTTGATTCATGTGTTTGAGCTTCATGGCAGCACCTTATTGCCCATTGACGGGACTTTTCAATACGGCAACCGATACACTGTCCACATGGCAACTTGACCTCCAGATCGGAGAACCCATTAGACCGATTAAAGACAATAGACCTCTTTCCAGTTGGGTTGATAGTCCTTGATCGGTAACCGATAATTGGACTGTAACAGGGCATATCATAACCGTATCCCACCACGCATAGGCGCAGTTGCAGTATTCTTTTTATGAACTAGCGGAGCAGTTTTAGAAAACATCTTTCGGCTTGATCTTCCAGACATTTTAAATCGTTTCATTTTGTAATCTCCTTTTTTTTATTGATTCCACCATAAATGGTGTCACCTAGCATGATGATATCAAGAGTACCATCATGCTAGGTTGTGTCAACCGAATTATTCGGGTTTTACAGGAGCCTCTACAGGAGGCACGACTGGAGAGGGTGCCGGTTGTTCTACCTTCTCCCATTCGTCGACGGGCTTTAAAAGACCCATTTCGGCCATTTCTGGCCTATTTTTTTCAGCGGAGCAGAAGTCAAGAAACAGAGCCGGATCGTTATCGAACCGAGAACGGACACGAGCAGGCAGTTCATTGAACAGAGATTTAGCACCGGCAATAAAGTTCATATGTTCATTAAACTCTTGGCCGGTGCAGTCAAGGTATTGAGCGGCACGTTCGTTCAAATTGGGGATCTGTCCGGTTTTTTCATACCGGGACATAAGAACGTTAATGTCGCATTCATCCTTAAATGATTGTTTTGTAACAGGCGAGACCTCAGGAAATAGTACAGGTTCAGAGACCTTAAGAGAGTAAGCAGTTTGAAACGGAGTAGACGACTTAATAATAAGACGATCTTTTGAGATAGACATAGTTTAGATTCCTTTCGGTATTATGGTAAGAGCCTTTGGAAGTTAAAATTTTCACTTCCATCCATTTTTAACAAACAAGTAATCATAATTTAACATACATGATAGCCATGATCATGAAACCTTTGCGGTTGTTCTAGGCCGGGACGTAACCCGGCCTAGTCCAATCCGCGCACTTAACGACGACCACGAAGAATAGAACCAAATATACGTTCAAGAAATAACATAACTTTACCCTCTTGAGTTGCATCCCATTGTCCGAATATCTTCATTCGTTCAGCTTCACGGACAGCCATATCTTTATCGGCTTTAAGAATTGCATTTTGCAAGACTTGATTGGAACGAAGTATTGCGGCCATATCGGGATTTTCCCAAAGAGCCTCTTGAACTCGGATATTGAAATCAAGCAATTTTGTTTCTTTTTGAGTTTTAGCCTGAGAGGCAAGAGCAGATCCGGTGTCAGCTCTAGCCCTACTCTCAAGAGCATCATTCAACCATGTTTTTGAGAAAACCTCAGACTTTTCC